TTTTATAACTATATTATATGTTTAAAGTAATCCCTAATCCTAGCCTGTAAACGTGCCCTCTTGAGTGTGACCTGAAAATTAACCTAATAAATCATCGGCTATGTCTACAGGACTGTCCCCATGAATCATCTCCTCCTTAATGCTATTTGGGTCTCGTTCAAGGGCTTTAAATAAAATAATGGAGATATCTTTAAAATTACTTGTGACATAGTTTTTCTCCAACAACCTTCTGATTCTATCTCTTCCCATCAGGCTAACCATCCTTATGATAAAGTCATCCATCATAGGGTGAGATAATATTGTCAAACTCTGCATTTCTTTGTAATGTGCTGGCCCAAATAACTGTAAGTCTTCCTCTTCAAAATCTACCAAGTCAGTTAGTTCTGGATCCTCATCTACTGTCAAGTTGCCTGCTATTTCTTCGAACATGTCATTTTCATCATCCATCATCATCATGTCAAGCATTTCACTCATGTCTATTGGTTCACAATCAATCAACCTTTCCGGGCTACTTTGACTGTAGATGGTGCCAACTTTATTTCGCAAGGATGATTCAGTGCATAATCTAATGATCTCAGATAGCCTGCATCTATTGATCTGAGTGGGGCACCTCCTCTCTCCACATGCTATGTCAATAACAGCTGGCACATATCGCCATGGGAGAGACTGGCATAACATCCAGGACCTTGTTGGTTCAACTGAAAATGCTCCTTTATCCCTAAAGTATTCATCTTTAACAATGTGCTTGAAGCTGACTGAGCTTATGTCTGAGTCACTTGGGGTGTATGACAGAATATGCAAATCTCGTGGTCTTTTATCTTTACTTTTAACATACAAGTTTATAGTGTTCCTTCTCACTTTAATGTCAATTTCATTATCATACACAAGTCCAATCTCAGTAATGTCACTGTTAACCAGGTATATTGGGCAACCATATGGATACGATGATCCATACATCTTGTGCTGAAAAATCCAGTAGTTAGCATCTGAATTTCTGTTTGAATGTAAGTCAGTACTATTAGAGACATTCATGTCCTCACACCATGCTTTTATGCATTGTGATATAAGCCAGGGCTTTGTGCAGTGGGCAATAGTTATTTTTGACAAATAACTGGGCATCCCTTCCTTTCCATTTATCTCAATCTGAACCTGGTATCCATCCATGATTCCTCTCCAGACTCCTGGCCCATAATACTTATTATTGACCACTGAGGTGCTAAATGCTTGTGTCTTGACAAAAGCTCCAAATATCCCTGCTTTTAAGTCTTCAATGAGCCTAGCAACACCAGTTTCATGCTTGATGAATTTCTGTAGTATGCTTATTGTGTTGGCCCTGGACTTCACATCATTGTAGTTAACCACAATTTGAGATTCCTTTGATAGCACTTCACAAGTAAGTCTTAATTTAGCTTCATCAGTATATGGCCCCATCAGTATAGAGAAGAGATAATGTTTTATTTTCTCAATCTGCATGGCCCTGCTGAATCCAACCTCATCCTCCATTCCTTTTAGATATCCAGTTTTGCAGAAGTTGTCTCTGATGGCCATTGCTATTTTACTCATTCCTGATCTTTTTTTAACTGGTGCTCCAGTAACTCTTATGATTCTTGGTTTTCCTTCCATGCGTGCAAAAAAGTTCCTTATCTGGATGTGATTGGTGAATGGAGAGGCTTCAAGTGTTTCTTCTGGAGTGTCACGAAGCCATCTCACAATAGCCTTCAGTCTTGACCACTCCTGTTTGAACCCTGGTGTTCCAATCTTACTCTTTCTTGTGCCAAACCACTTATCACTGACCAACTTCTCTGGGGCTACCCTTGCTGATGAATGATGCTCAAAAACAACAATCCTTGTCTGTGTAGCCTCTCTTTGACTGGCTCTTGGGACAACACTGAATTTCCCTTTATTGAAGATAATAGAGTCAAAAGCCTCAAATTCCTCAAGATTGGGAAACAAAAACAGCATGTCTTCTTGGCTTATATCATCCCCATCATTAAACTTTTCAAAAGCAATCAATTTTTGAAGTAAGCTGTACTTATCATCATTTGTTACTTTATATTCCTGGTTACCAGCATCTTCAAAGATGCAAGCTGACAAGAAATAGACTGAAGAGGCCATTACTTTACAAACAGCATTCCCAGTACTTAAAGAAGAAACTACACCTGGACTATGTACCTTCTCTGCTATTCTAAGCATTATCTCTTTACCTGTTGCTGGTGCTCTGTATAAAATTTCTGGTACATCATTTATCTGATCTTTCCAATCTTCTGGAATGTTCAGCCTTGCTCTTAGCCTCTTAAACTTCTCAACTGAACCCCATCGTAGAGTTGAACTCATCACAATGGCACCACCTGGGCTCACACTACATGATTCGCTAATAACATCATCTCTAGCTAGTCCTTGACCCTTAACCTTCTTTAAAAAGAATGAATACACATACTTCAGATTGGAGTCGAGAATGGTTCTATATAGATTGTACTTGAAACCAGATAACCCAGCAGAGTAAGGATTATCGAACAGAAAAAATCCTAGACCAGGATCTTTCCATTTAGAGATAGCGACCTTAAACTGTTTAAAGAGGTCACTAACTCCTAAGCCCATTAACATGTAATGGATAGAGCACTGGCTGTGCTGGATCATAGCAGCCAAAGAGAATGAGCCTCCTCCTTCAGTTATGGATGTTAGCAGATTTGCTGCTTCTTCTTGTCTTGCAACCAAGGTCTCAACCTCTGGCAATGAACAAGAGGCTGCCACCCACCTTATTGTTGGTCTTATGTGTTGGGAGTGAAAAAAGAACTCTGAGTTATATTCCATGACAAAGTCTGTATTAGGTGTTGACTTTTCTGAAGGATATATGCCAGCATATATTCCAAGGCTTTTCTTAATTCTAAAGCATATGGCTGCTACTAGCTTGTATCGCAGCCTTTGCTTTTCATTTTCATTTGGGAAGCTTATTATCATGCTACTATCATCAGAGCCCTGCATCATGTCGCATACAACCCTTGATGCTGCTTCAGACCCCATCTTCATGGTGAATATTTGATTACTGGTCGTTTTGATGAACTCCTGATGGAGTGAGTGCAACATTGATGAAGTAAAATGCAAGATCCCTTGCATCATTCCAGTACTAGTCTTCAAGTATGTCTTACCTTGATCCAGCCAGCTTACCTCCTTTTCTCCATGATAAGCCTTGAACAAATCAGTCACAAAATCATCTTGTATTTCCAGCTCTTTGTGGCCATCAATGATCTTGAGGAAATCCAAGTTCATCATCATGAACTTGTTAGTGAACATTGAGCAGCCTCTAATAATTAAAGGCCACCATTCTCTTGGTGTGAACTCACACAACATTAAAGCAAATTTGGTGACATAATGGCCTTGATTCCATTTTCTTGCATCATCAGATGTTGCAGTGGTCCAAACTGATCTGCCACACCTTCTTTTAGCTCTCTGGCCATGGGTCTCTGGAATTCGGGTCTTATTTGAAGGGTTGCACAACGTGTCAGAATCAAAATATCTGCCAATAGCTCTAGAGATGGCCTCTATGATTGACTGTACAATTCTCTCATCTGCTCCCATAACATAAATTTCTCTCAGCCCTCCATGCTGTTGCTTTTTGAATAAACAGATTTCCATACAACCTTTATTTTCAACTCTGGTCATGGACTCATCAAACATCTCAATAGCCAGTGTTTTTCCTCTGTTTGCAAATTCAGTCATCTTGACCAGAAGTTTATCCCTTGTATAGTTCTTGTCTTTGACATCTTTGTATACATACCAATTCTTATTGAAGTTGCTGGTAGCTTTGAGTGTTGCAAGTCGTTCTAAAGTAACATGGGATACCTCTCTTATTATTGAATTTTCGATTTGAGTCATTACTGCTTTGCCATACTGTTTCTTTAGTTTAGCCTTTGCATGTTGGCAAATTAATTTTAGATAGCTTCTGCTGAACTCATGCATCGCTGGCTCTAAAGGGTCTCCATAACCCAAAAACTCATCTGTTTTGGGCTTTAAATGTTCCAACTCGATGATTTTCTTGTACATGGCAGATAGTGCTGATGGTTCTGTTTCTTCCTCTTTATTTTTAAAATATCCATTGTAGCAGCAACTTATGAGCATTTGCAGATCATTCACTTTCTGTCCTGTGTATGGATTAAACAGATTTTTCCACTTTATCTGTCCATTAGACTTTACAATCCCAAAGGGTGACTCAGAGATCCTCATCATTGAGTCAAACTGGCAATGAACTAGGAAAACTTGTAGTTCTGAGCGAAGCACCTTTGGTAGCTTTGACAACATCTTGGAGGGGTTAGGGAGTTCAGGGAGTGATACGAAGCCTTCCATGATGATATATCTTTGCATGGTTTGTAACTCCTCTGTGGTTGCTTTGTCTTCAAGAGTGGTCATAAGAGATAATTTAAACATGCTGATTGCCTCTCGAGCCTGTGTGGTTGTCATTTCATCCATCATCATCCATGGTTCTATGCCGCAGGCTTCGAACCAAAAAGCCATTGCTGCTTCCATAACTGAGAAGCATTTACACAGATTAGTAATCTTGCTTAGCTTGAAAGAGACAAAGTCAGTGACCAATAAGCCACCAGCATCTATAGCAGTCTTGAATATGGCGGAAGAAGAGAGTTCTCCTTCTAAGTACTCTTTATCAACTGCTATTGAGACAAAGATGTGGCCTTTTGATGAAGTTGGTTTGATCAAGAGGTAAATCCCAGAATTAAGCAGTCGCTTGACAATGTATTGGTTTGGCTTTACATGTTGCTTTACTGAGGCTGATAGCTCAGCACCAATCACTGAAACCATCTGTAGCCAAGAGCCAATTGGAGTTCTTGAGAATTTATCATGACACATCAGAGTCTCAGGGATTTCAGCATCAGAGTACACCAGTCCCGGCTGATGAGTTGCCAATGCCTGTAGTCTCAGGTCAAAGTCTTCTCGTATAGGTGCATAAAGGCCATCTGTCACGGTGAAGTCTTTTAGACTGTCATCATTCAAGAATTGTCTTATCCTTGAGATGTCATGTTCTATAGAGAATCCTTTCTTGCTCCGTGTCCTTGCATCTTGAACTTTTGTCAGATGAGAATTTTTCTTCCCACAAACACCAAGAGTTGCAGCATATTCCTGCTCATCTCTGTTCAGGATTATAGATGTTCTATGATATTTATTTCTCTCAACAGACCTCTCTAGATTGCCTGATAGAGCATACTGCAGTTCCGCCTCTGGATCATCATGCATTCTATCAATCTTTTCAAGAACGGCACTTGTGGCGACCTTATACCATATTAAGGCCATAGGGTGACCTCCACTCACATTTACAGATTTCAGGGGGTTCAAGTCTTTGCCTTTTGGGCCCTCTTTGGTGTACCAAGGGGGAATTTGAATTGTTGACTTATGATCATCAATGTCCCTTAGAAAATCTACAGCCATCATCTCTGCAATTTTGTTTAGAATTCTTGCTTTGGTCTTTGACTTGTTCCTCTCATTTCTTTCAGCATTTGAGATATCCTCATTGTGATAATTCTCTTCTTGTATTTCTTCCAATGCCTTGCTAGTGCATTTTGAGATTATCTTTGATATGTAATCCTCATCAACTTCAGTTTGTCTAAAGTGATCAAATAGCTCTTTTCTAAAACTTGGAAATTTTGACTCTGTCTTTTCCCAGTCGATTTTTATGGAAGACATAATACTGTTGATCTCTCTTTCTAACTTACTTACAGTTTCATCAGAGTCAAAAAGAGCAGGGTTTATTTCTCTCAGTTCTTCATAAATGTCTCTGGCTAATCTGAACCTGAATACAATTTCATTAACTTCTTCATCAGTCAGTTCTAAGTTTGTGACAACTCCATTAAAATGGACAGCAATTACGTGAAGAGAAATTGGCTTTGTAGCAGACCGATTAAGACAAGCTATCTCGTACTTTGCTATTTTGTTTAAAGCTGCAATGAAGGCAGTGTTGTGGTCCCCCATCGTGGTCGTGAATTCAACTACATGAACATGACCTGATTCTGTTTCTATAATCATGTCTGGAGACTGGTAATCTGCATCATCAGCTCTGTTCTCAAGAACTCCAAACACCTCAATGAATTTCCGGTCAGTGGTGTGGGCTAAATGGCCAAAAGTAAAATCATGTTTGAATAATGTCAGGTTGTTTGCTGGAATAGTCTCAAAAGGATTGATTGAAGACCCTGACATTCCTTCCTCAATGCCTGCTGTCATTATATCAATGTCTACCCCAGATGATGAGTGCTTAACAATGTAAGTTGGTATTTGTGCATCAAAGAGGCTACAATCCAACCTTTCCAACTGACGAATCGTCAAATTCGACGTTGTTGGTGGTTGTTTTTTAAGGATTTTTTCCATATTTGGGCCTCTTTGTGG